TGATGAAAGAGGGACAAAGGTTATCTACAAGGTCGTAGCCAACCAACATAACACTAGGCCTGAGGATTCAGTCTGGGTGCAACAAGGACAAGGTCAATTCAACGAAATGAATTTGAACCATGACAAATCTTGAGCCCTAGACAGACTACCTCAGTAGGGACCATCCCATCAAACATACCTTCACCCCTGGATAGGGGGGGCTACTTTTGATGGTTAAGACGGTACCTACGGAGTTCACCTGCTAGAACAGTTAAATGCCACGCAACAAAGAAGGGGTTGAAATCCCTAATTGGAGCCTTGCCATTGCAGTTCTCTCACGCAGAGGAACCTGATCCTACGCTGTTATGCCCTTTATGCAGACTCATAAGACATCTGGATTTAGGTCGTGTTGGAAATGAAGAATCGATTAAAGAAGAAGAAAGACTTAGATTGACTGGATAACAAGAACTCCTGTTGAGCTGACAGCCCCCGTGGTAAACGCGGACTGACAGCTCAGGGAGAAGGTAGATGTTCCACTCGAAGTGATGAACGCTGTCTTATTGAGGGTCACAGTCGTCAAGCTGCCAGAAGTGTAGACCATTTGAGGGGAAACCCCATAACTGTCCGCACAAATGACGCTTGTCGACAATCCCGTAAAGACAAAACGGAGGGTATAATTGGCAACAAAGTTCCCGGCCGGTAAGGTCAGGACCCCTGCTGCTTGTGTTATCCCCAACGGGTTCTCCACTTCGGTCAACGCTGCCGCCTCCGCAACGCCTGTCACCATATCGGTGATAGCAGTCGTGTAGTAGGCAGTGTGAAAGTTCTTAGGAATCGCCGAAGCGTTCTCAAGAACTGGAACACTCAGTTCGATGGAGTACCGGACACGCAATTCTCCGATGGGGTCTGTATTGGCGTTTCCTTCAGTGGAGACAGCCAACAAGCCACCATCGTAGATGCGGATGTCCGCACCAGCGGCCAGCATCCCAGGTCTCACATATTTGGAGTCCTGGCTGTTGAGCTGGTTCGGGTCAAGGGTAAGACAAGCCTCTTCATAGGGCATGCAGTCATCGTGAGGATGAGTATCCTCTACTTGCTGCTTGCTCCCAGGGAGATTGTCCCCAGCGTCGTAGTCAAACGACAACATGACCTTACCAGACTGGCCGTTCGTAGCGAATCCTGAGACAAGAGGTTTATAATAAAACTGGAGTCCCAGGACACGATACTTCTCGAACTGCTTCGCAAGAGTAGATAACCAAGGGAAAGTGAGAGCTTGACCGGGGTTCATATAGAATCCCTGGGTAGCAAAACTCACAGATCCATTGATGTCATCAATATACTCATCCTCCGTGATCACCATGGATCGGGCAGCTCGAGAACTTCGACCGGATGGGAACATCCGAGAAGAAATCGAGGGCTCAGAGACAGGGAGACCACGAGGATAGACTGGAAGGCCCTTAGGCAACTGGTCTACGCGAAGTTTCTTGTTAAGCCGACGCCTCTGACCTTTAGAAAGGCCAGAAGGCTGTGCGGCAGAAGCTGCAGCCTTTCGCTGAAGCTTCTCCAATCTTTGTCTTTCATTATTTAATCGATTCATTTGCTTCTTCATTTGTTTCGGTGTAAGTGACATGGCAGTATTGAGAAATATACTGGATTTCCACGGGCTGCGCTGTTGACTCAGCGGACTGTACATCCATATTCAACCCATAAATGGGAAGCGCCGTGCAGTCTCTTGGCATTTTGTTTAGCACAGAATTATTAAGGGGATGGTGTCAACCATCAACCCACTGATTTTGGGCTATTACAAATATGGACCCCGTAGTTTAACGTCTTTTCGGACGAGGAACCGGGACAAGAGACTGGTAGAGGCGTTTAATGAAGGATGTTAACAGGCGGGCAGGAAGGTAGTTTAGTCTGGATCCAACGAACTGACTTAAGGAGTTCTATCTTCTTTAAGGACATTGGCTTCATGCGGTAATCTCTCTTGAACTTAGAGAGAAAGACAGCATCGGAGGTCTTTACGACTCCGTGATGAGCGCGGGCGGCATAAGCCAATCTGGCTAGCCACTCGTCATCTACATCAAAAGCCTCATGTTCTTCAGGAACATAATCACCTGGAATCAATCGTGGGTTACAGACCGACCCATAATACTTCGCGGTGCCAATATCGACTGATTTCATTCGATACAACACCATCGAGGGATTATGGTAGAACATCGCTGCAACGATCCTCTGTTGACGTGTAACTTGGAAGGCGGGACCAAAGTCTGGGTTAAAACCCAGCCCCCCTAAATGAACGGGAAGGTACCAGTTTGGGGTTCGTAAGAACTTCCCAAACCACTGGTCCTTAAACCTCTTCATTACCATCGGGATAGTACAACTAGCCCATGGTACAAGTTGACACATCTCATTCACCCCCCGGGATAACTGGGTGGGAATGGACACATCAGTGTCAGAGGATGCCTTCCGGAACTGGCCCTTCCCAAAAAGGAAGCGCTGGTTTAGGTAGGAGATACGAACCATGTTCGTCCCCTCCTTCCGGAAGACCTGGGAATTGATCATTGCCATATGTGGGGAGATATAAT